TTCATGGATCAAATCGTTTCACACAATTTAAAGGAAGCAGAACATTATGTCTATTAGAAAAATATACTACAAAGAATCAACCGTCAGGGGTTGGGTACACGAAATTGTTCGTGGCATGTCTGCAGACCAATGGCGACCAGACTACATTGTGGGACTCACCCGCGGCGGCCTAGTTCCTGCTACCATGCTAAGTCATTATTTAGATGTGCGTATGGAAACTCTTAAAGTAAGTTTGCGTGATGATAGCGAAATGGGCCCAGAAAGTAACTTGTGGATGGCCGAGGATGCGTTTGGATATGTAAGCACCGATGTTGTTCCTAGGCCGGCCAATTCCATTGCATCAGATCCTGCTACACGCAAGAACATTCTTATCGTTGATGATATTAACGATTCAGGTGCCACGCTCAACTGGATCAAGCAGGATTGGCAAAGCGGGTGTTTGCCCAACGATTCTGGATGGGACAACATCTGGGGTTATAACGTTCGTGTTGCTGTGTTAATTAATAACGAAGCAAGCGATTTTAAAGACGTAGACTATGTGGGGTTAACCATTAACAAAATGGAAGAACCTGTTTGGTGCGTATTTCCTTGGGAGGAGTGGTGGCATTAAAAGATTTTTACCTAGACGAAACACTAGAATGGCATATAACCACACACCGAGAGTGGAATAGTTACTTGTCTAAAGAAACGGTCACCGACGAAGACCTGGTTGAAGTAATCAAAGGGCACGGTGGTTGTAGTATAACCGGCAGTGACGACGGTCCGGAGTTCAAAGCCCTACGTAACCAATTGGAAGAAATGGGTTACATCAAATGTGAACGCAATTGGTGGAATGGTGATCGTGTGATAAGGACATTTCGATTAAATGGATTACGTTTTAAAAAAGACACACAATTTTCATCTGGGGCGGCGTTAAAGTTTCATATGGATTTTTTAAGAAAACATCCGGAGTACGCAGAATGATACTTGTTGGAACATGGGTTGTTGTAGGATTCTTTAGTGCCATCGGGTGGTACGGTGCTAACTATTATGTTATTACTCCATATTTGCCTGAACCGGTGTTTAAAGAAAAACGAGTAGAAGAAACAAAACCAAAACAGGATGATGCTAAATAGTATTATCCCACAAACAGCGGCCTTCGGCGTTCATCCCGCTTTACAAACTCTGCCGCCTATGCTATAATTAACATAGGAGATCAAGCATGAATCAAGCAATACAATACAAGTACACAAGTACAAAAGAATACCATAACGCATTTCCCTGCGCTTATCGTCAATGGCGTGCCGATAGTCATTGTAACCTAAATCACGGGTATGCATTTAGTATGAAGTTCTATTTTGGAACTGATACACTAGATGTGCGTAACTGGGCGGCCGATTACGGTGGGCTTAAAGAACTTAAGGCCATCTTGGAAAGTCAATTTGACCACACTACCTTGGTAGCACAAGATGATCCAGAACTTGAATTCTACAAAGAAATGGAACGTCGTAAGTTGGCCAAACTAACTATACTGCCAGCATTGGGTTGTGAAGCACTTGCTGATCAACTGTACAAATTTATCAATGGTGTTTACATTCCAGATAACTGGGGACCGGGCGAAGCTAGTCGACTTTGGTGTTATCGTGTGGAAGTTCGTGAAACACAAAGCAACATGGCTTTCCGTGAAGGCCATCGTGAATGGAATGAAGATCTATTTGCTTAAAGTATGGAGACTTTGGGCAAAAGCCCTAGGTGAAAAAACAGGTAATACGGATGCAGAAGCAGACCGTATTGCTTGCATTCGTAGTGTAATTGTGTTAATATACATTGTTACAAACTTTTTTATAATTGCGGGCGTATTACGACATTGGAATGACTGATAAAATAAATGAAATTCTAGATATCCTCCAGGAGGAGTGTGCCGAAGTAATTGTTGCCATTAGCAAGATTCGCCGATTTGGAATTGACAACACATATAAAGATGGCGGAACACAACGTGAGCACTTGGTTCAAGAGCTTGGTGATGTTACACTACTAATTGAATTGCTTCAAGCACACGGTGTTTACACCGAACAAGAACTAATCAACGCACAACGCCGAAAGGCAGTAAAATTAACTAAATGGTCAAAGATATATGAGTAAAATCAAAATAGCAGAATTATTTTATAGCATACAAGGCGAAGGCCGTTACATGGGTGTACCAAGTGTTTTCTTGCGTACATTTGGATGTAATTTTAAATGTGCTGGCTTTGGTATGCCACGTGGCGAATCTAGCCACGAGGCTACTGATATTGCGGCCACACACAAAATGATTGAGTCTTTTCAAAAGTATGAAGACTTGCCCTTAGTTAGTACAGGCTGTGACAGCTATGCTAGTTGGCATCCAGACTTTAAAGACCTGAGTCCAATGCTTGAAAGCAACGCTATTGTTAATCGAATTATGGAAATACTTCCACATAAACGTTGGGAAGAAGAACATTTGGTTATTACAGGTGGTGAACCATTACTAGGGTGGCAACGTGCTTATGAAGATTTGTTAGAACATCCAAGTATGTGGCGGTTGCGTGAAATTACATTTGAAACAAACGGAACTCAACGATTGTCCGATGACTTTAAAAAGTATTTGTTTAAATGGTTAAAAGATGAACACAAAGAGTCCGTTGGTGCTACTAGTCCGCGAGTGATTACATTTAGTGTAAGTGCTAAACTACCATGTTCAGGCGAATCGTGGGATGAAGCAATTCTACCCAAGGTTGTTTGCGAATACGAATGGTATGGTACAGCATATCTTAAATTTGTTATTGCTAACGAAGCAGATTTTAAAGATGCTGAGTGTGCCATTGCGGCTTATCGCAAAGAAGGATTTAAAGGACATGTTTACTTAATGCCAGTAGGTGGTGTGGAAAGTGTGTACGCAATGAACAATAAGAATGTAGCATTGTTGGCTATGAAAAACGGACTACGCTATAGCGATCGATTACAAGTTCCATTATTTAAAAATGAGTGGGGTACTTAATTGCCAATACCTGGCATGGACTGGAAATCTGAAGCATTCCGAGCTCGATCTATTTGGCGGCTGAGATTTGTATGGAAGCCACGACGTAGTGCTATAACTGGTCGCTGGTTATGGCTACGCTATGCGTATGAAGGGACAGCAATGTACACTGGACCGGGTGAAGCTGTATTTGAGTTCAGGTACCACGAGCCTGCGGAACATATTATTTGGCAATTAAAAGGAAATTAAAATGACACAAGATCAAGTATTATTAGCAGTAGGTGTATGGTTGAGCTTGATGGTACTAGCACAACATTGGATTTAAGGAAAATATTATGGGAATGTTTGATCGATTAAAAGGCATTATAAAGAAACCCGAAGTAAAGGAAGAAGCTCCCAAGGCCGAACCAAAGACTAAGAAAAAGTCTGCTAAGGATATTGCTACAGAAAACGGGGAGCCGTGGGTTAGTGTATTAAGCGTAGAGCTTGATCCAGAGAATATTGGCAATGGTGCGTTTGAATTAGACTGGAATGATAAGTTTATTGCTAATCTAGTACGTGCCGGGTATCAGCAAAAGAAGGACGACACAGATGCAGACATGGTAGACCGTTGGTTTGCCGATGTATGCAAAAATGTTATTGCAGAAAATTACGAACAGTGGGAAGCCAATCAACCAATTGATGCTAGACCAAGAGAAATCAATCGCAGAGACATTGGCGATGGTAGAACGGAAGTAAGTTAATGACTGCATTAAAAACAAAACAAAAAGAACAAGCAGAATCAGATGCCGCAATAGCTGAATTTCTTGCCAAAGGCGGAGTAATACAAAAACTTGATTATAACGCAACAGGTTGGGTAGAAGGTCAGACCCAAATCTATGGTATGCCGCGTAGAGGAGCAGGAAGACCCAAAACACCAGAGGTCCCGGTAGATTCAACAGAATGATAGTATATGTAAATGGCGACAGTCACAGCGCCGGCGCAGAAGCGTTAAATCTACACGCATTTGCCGAAGACGACGGTCTATACTACGGACTAGGTCGTAAACCCCACCCCGAAAATCTTAAAGTTAGCTATGGATGTAATATAGCAAACGAGTTACACGCTATTCTTGAGTGTGATGCTGAAAGTGCTAGTAGCAACGACCGCATACTTAGAACTACATGGGATAGGATACAAGGTGTACAAGGGCTACCAACCAATCCTCCAAATTTAGTTATAATTGGTTGGAGTACATGGGAACGTGAAGAATGGACACACAACGGAGTAACCTATCAAGTTACTGCTAGTGGTACAGATGATGTTCCAGATGAACTTAAAACTCGTTATAAGGAATGGGTCATTGATCAACACAATTCATCGGTTGTTAACAAAAAATTAGTCAATATCCACGAGCGCATAGCCAACTTACATATTTCATTACTAGATAAAAAGATACCACATATATTTTTTAATACGTTTACATCGTTTAGTAATATTCGAAATCTTAGACATTTGGGTGCCGAAGAAATAGATTGGGACGGATGCTACATAGGACCGTACGATGAAGATCTTACTTATTATAATTGGTTAAAAGCCCAAGGATTCCAAACTGCAACTCCTACTAGCTACCATTTTCGGGCAGATGCCCATCTTGCTTGGTCTGAATACTTGCTCCAAAATTATGTCCAAAAGATATTGACAAGTTAATCATTAAATGCTATTATAACTACATGAGATATCTACTTGTTGACACCGCAAATACCTTTTTTCGTGCTAGACACGCCGCCCACCGCCAAGCCGATACCTGGGATAGGTTAGGATTTTCCATTCATGTAACGCTAAATAGTGTTAGTAAGGCCTTTAGAGACCAAAAAGCTGACCACGTTATTTTCTGTTTGGAAGGTCGCTCGTGGCGCAAAGACTTTTACGCACCATATAAAGCCAATCGTGCTGTAGCTCGTGCGGCACTCACAGAAAAAGAACAAGAAGAAGATCAATTATTTTGGGAATCGTTCGATAACCTAAAAGACTTTCTTGCAAATAAAACCAATTGTACAGTTTTGCAACACGGCAATTTAGAAGCAGATGATTTAATTGCTGGATGGATACAGAGCCACCCAGACGATCATCACACTATTGTATCTAGCGATACTGATTTTTATCAGTTACTTGCAGACAATGTAAATCAATATAACGGGATCGCAGATGAGCTCCATACTATTACGGGTATTTTCGACAAAAAAGGTAAAGCAGTCATCGATAAAAAAACTAAGGCGGCAAAAGTTATTCCGGACCCTAAGTGGATTTTATTTGAAAAATGTATGCGGGGAGACCCCACAGACAATGTCTTTTCAGCTTACCCGGGAGTTCGGAAAAAAGGAACTAAAAGTAAAGTTGGTCTTGAAGAGGCCTTCGCGGACAGAGAGGCGAAAGGCTTTGCGTGGAACAATCTCATGCTCCAACGTTGGACAGACCATAACGAGTCTGAGCACAGAGTATTAGACGATTATAATCGTAATGTAACACTAGTGGATTTGTCTGCACAACCAGATGATATTAAGCAACAAATAGCAGAAACTATTGCGGAAGGCGCAAAGCCACTTAGTCGCCCAATGGTAGGCGCACAGTTCTTAAAGTTTTGTGGCAAGTATGATTTAATTAAAATGTCAGAGCAGTCTGACAGTTATGTGCGTTTTCTAGAAAAACCTTACCCGGAGAAATAATATGGATAGTATTGTACGTTGGTATCAACAAAATTACACAGAAATCACTTGGTTCATTATCGGTTGGCTATCATTGGATATGATACACGAATTTAGTCGTGGCAACTACGAAGGCATGGCCATTGACGCAATTCTTATTATTCTTAACTATTTTCTAAATAAAAAATGACATTTAAAGAAATACTCGTTGGTATTATTTTTCTCATCGCAGTGATATTTGCAATGACTGGGTCATGGGACGATAAAAATTTACGTAAGGTTGCTTACGATTGTAGCCTATCGGAAATTAGTCCTGACTATCCCATTCAAGTAAAAGAAGCATGTCGCAAAATGAGAGCCGAGAGGAGTACTAGATGAATACTGTAATTATTTTACTTGCACTATTTGGTATAAAACATTTTATAGCCGACTTTGTGCTACAGTTTGATTATATGCTTGGACAAAAAGGCACGTATGGTGCTGAGGGCGGTAGAGATCATGCTGGCATACATGGAGCATTAACTGCCTTGCTTCTATTGCCGTTTGTAAATCCAATGTCAGCACTAATGTTTGGTCTGCTTGATATGATTTTACATTATCACATCGACTGGGCTAAAACAAATTTAAGTCGTGGGTTGTCCACGTCAGACCGTAGGTTCTGGATATGGCTAGGAGCAGATCAATGTTTGCACCACCTTACCTACATTTTAATTATAGGAATAATTGTATTATGACTGAAGAACTAATTGCGAAACCAATTGTAAAGAACAAGATGTGGATTGTTGAGCTGTACGGCAACAAGGTAGGAAACATCATGGCCATTGAAGAAGGCGGATTTGTTTATGTACACGATAATAAACGTGAACAATTTCCTTCCATTAAGATGATCAGTGCCAAATATAATATCTCGTTTGTTAAGGCAGAAAAGCCCGTTAAAGAAAAACTTGATGTTTATGATGTATATGGCTTTCCTGCCGCAAGTAGACCGCATAATGAAGTATTAGACGTTCAACGTTATTTGCCTATCTATACTAAAGGTGCCAAATCCAAAAGTTTCTTTTGTGCAGGTCACTATATAATTAAATTTAGTAGCACATGGGTTCGTGCCCACTGTCCTAAACTGATTACACTAAATCGTTATGAATATCAAGGTCCGTTTAAAACACAAGAACGTATGCAAGAAGCCATGAAGGAAGCAAATGGACAGCACTAGTCTACCCTTACACGTTAAAAAGTTTAACGAAAAGGTTAGAGCCATGAATCAAAGTAATGGCAAATTGCTTACACTAAATGCCGAAGAAGCTCGCAGTTTACACGCCGAAATTTATGATTTGATGGCCACAATAGCCGAATTATCAAAGGTCAGTGTTACTGCCCCAGGAATTACAAGTGTTAGTATGGATGGTGGAGGTTTTAAATAATGTGCGTATATATTGAGATAAATAATTAGTACATCAAGGATAGCTAAAAAAATGTCAAGACCTAAACCAACCGTATTGTTGGACCATGTTAATAAAAGTACCTATAAGAGTGAGCAAGTTTTAGCCTCTGAGGGCATCTGGGCGGTCTTCTATGATAACCATCCTATTAACCTTAAGACCGCAAACGTACTCATTGCATACCCCGGTCCAAAATATAAAAAAGTAAGTTTTTCTAATAGCGGTCATGCTATCAACCTCTGCAAGAAACTAAACGTCTTGTTCAAGACTGACAAGTTCTCTGTTGTCTTGCTTAAAGCCGGTGACAAAATCTTCCCCTGATAAACGGTATACACAAAATCAGCTTACTAAAGTATTTGTAAAGCTGGGCGATATACCTAGCGCCACTACAAGTGAAATGCAGATGCGTTGGTGGAAGAATCCAACTGATCCACATAGCCTTAGGCTTAGCCTTCAAGGCTTACAGCTTGTTAAGGCTGTACTTAAAATGCAAAGTTACGAATTTGAACTTGCAGAAGAACTTACAAATCTCAACTTACTGCAATTAGAACGGTATCTTAAAGGTCCGTACTACTTGCTTAAACGTCAAAAAATAATTGTATTCGAAGAGGAGGAGGCATTGATGCTCACACTTCACGGAAACAACTTAAAAAGTTATTTAGAAAATTTAGAAAGCAATCATGATTAATGTATGTGTAGTCGGCGGAGGATTTGGACTTGGCAGACACGTTCTTTAAGACTAAAAATCAAGTTGGACAGGCTCGTGCTAAACTAATGCCTAACCAAGTTGAATGGCTCAAGCAAATTGGCGCCGACTTAACCAAAATCATTGACAGTTCTGTGATATGATGTTACATTATTAACTGTAGCAAGTTTAACCAATCCCGTATTGTTCGGGTAATGAAGGAGAAAGTAAAATGGCCCAAAAACGCCTTGTCCGTAAATTCACGGAAGTTGTAGCAGAAGTAGAATCACAGCTCAAAGCACACTACGAAGTCACAGATAAAGATCTAGCGACTTGGAGAGCTAGAGCAAAAGCTCTAGTACACACATTCCCACATAGTACCATGATTACCATAGAAGATCTTTGGATCGACTATGAAGTTCAGCGTGACGTTATTCACAAGCACGTGATCAATATTATGAAGAAATGGGATCCACGCATTTGCAGTCCAGGATCAGCCTGCCGTATCAAGGGCAGTAACATCTATCTTTATGATGCACAACATCGTACACTTGCCGCGGCCATCCTTGGCTACACAGAAATTCCCTGCGCCGTAGTAGAAACAGACGATCCAAACTTTGCGTCGTATGCATTTGAAATGCTAAACGATACCGGAGTTAAAAGATTAAACCCAGGCGACTTGCATCGCAATGCCTTGGTTCGCTACAAGAACGGTAGCCGTGATATCAAGAACGTTCGTGCCAGAATAATGCAGGATCAGTTCGATACGTTAGAAATTGACTTGCAAGACAAAGGTTCACGTGCCAGTGATAACTTACGTGGTGATCACGATTACTTCTTTAGTCACTTCAAGTATGCACAAAAGGGCATTGAACTAGATGAGTCTGGCAAAATTCTGAATCAGATTCTCAGTGCTGTTAAAACAGTATTCCCGATGCAGGAAGAAATTGATCAAGGTTGTTATATCGGCCTAGTAGAACTACAACGCCTAGTGGGTACCAATCCCACACAATACAATCTGTCCAACGACTGGATGATCCAAGTATTGACCACTGCTAGAAAGTCATTCAAAAGCTCGGGACTGGTACATTCTAAATCTAAAACACAATGGGAATACAGTCACCCAGGTGCAGGATGGAATGCTCCGCTTGCAATGAGTAACTTCCTGCGTGAGTTGCATATACGCAATGGCGGTAGCCTGAATTTACCATTCCACGGTGATGCCAGCAAGACCGGAATTGAGGATGGTAATGTTGCACCAGGACTATTTCCACAGGAGACAGTCTAATGGCTAATATTACATTAGTAACAAAACTAGCACCCAAGTGTTCATTGCCTGGGTGCAATAACCAAGTATCGTATCATAAACAATATCCTAAACTCGATGGTACTGTGGGATTTAAATGGAAAACCATGTGTGAAGAACATCGTGGTTCTAAAAAATACGAAGTAGATAACTTCAAGTTGAGCAACGGTTGTGCTAACCGCAATGGATCGGAGTATGAATTTCCTTGTGGTTCAACTATAACTTATGCAGGACAGATTGACATCAATCACAAGGATGGTAATCGTCAAAATACTGATCCAGCAAATGTTGAATGTCTTTGCCGTAATTGCCATTCTCGTGTCACACACGAAAAGAAACATCATTTAAATCGTTACAACACAGAAATACCTTTGCCAGATGGGTTTGATTATGCTTAAAGAATCATTGGAAAAATTTATAGTACCCAATTACGGCAAGACACGTCGTACACCTGAAACTTATCAGACCGTGGCCTCTTACTGTACTCGACGTATTGGTCAACTAGTTCAAGATTATCATGCTGTGGAAAATGATCAACAGCTATTGCGAGAAATACGCAATGATATTGATTACTATCTACGCAGATATCACGAGTACTGTATTGAACAACGTGATGGCATGGAAGCACACTATCACGAAGTAGATGCTGATGAAGAATGGGATTTTGAGCATTTGATCCCGGCCAAGATTTTGCGAGATTTATTGCTGGGCAATGTTATCTCAATTTCCCAAGCTCTAAACCCACCTACAGTAAAATTAAGCCGTGCAAAACACATGGCTTTAAAAGATGCAGGTTGGGCAAGCAAAACACCCAGCATCTGGTTGCCGTTTACGCGATATTCAAACGTGTTTACTGCCATGTATCAAACTCACGATGGTACTGTGATTGATCCGGCCACATGGACCTTGGAAAATCACTTCGAGTACTTTAAGCATTTGGTGTTGTAAAAACGCCACACTCAAACCCCCGCTAAAACCCCGCTAAAAACGGGGTTTTTTGCTGGCAAAATTTTGGTTGTGCCATAAATCCATTAAATGTATAATAGTTGTATTGAAGTTAATAAACAGGAGCTAAAATGTTGAAATTTGCAAATATCGCTAAAGTTGGTGACACTATCCGTGCATATGATTTCAAACCCATGACAGGTCGCGAAGACTGTTATGTTGAAGGTGTTGTTAAGAAAGTTGACAACCGTGGTTATGACTGTTTTGTAATTGACGTTACTTACGATTCTTGGAGTGACGCAGAAGATAAAGGCCGTGTTGGCAAAGAAGTTCTTGTTCCGTTTGAAGTTAGCTTCATGGAATATGACGCTCGTGTTATGAATTTGAGCCGTTAATGAATCAAGGTAATACTTTTTTATTGAGCTGGGATCAGCTGGGTCTTGAGGCTGTGGTCAACGTCACAGCAATGGACGCAGAGCGTACCTGGGCCACACTACAAGACAAACCAGGTCCAAATCTCAACAGTATT